AGTTTTCAACTTCTTCTCTCAATAGTTTTAATAGTCTTTTTTCAATACTCATATTCACTCCTTTTCTAAATATTTTTTTGCTTCACGCCAAATGTTAGGTGTGAAAGTATCGTGAAAAGCATTATACCACTCTCTCGGAGCAGGTTTCTTTGCTTCTTCTTCCTCTTGTTCCTGTTGTTCCAATTCCCATTGGTGATATTCTTCTTCTGTCATTTTACCTCCATATCTTTTTCTAGTTTTTCAACCTCTTTTTCGTTCATCATAATTAACCAATCAATATATCTTTCAACTTTTTCATTGTTGGTTATCATACCTTTAATGAACTTCAACTCATTATTAAATTCTAACTTATCTTGTATCATAAAACCTCTCTGCTTCATCTAGGAAATAAAATGTTTCTGTTTTCCAATTATTCATATTCTTTGTATCTGCTTTATCATCTACTAGATAATGCACAGCATACTCATTATCCCATGTTTCTAATCTTTTAGTTTTTGTATATTCTAATAACTGATATTTGTAACTTTCGTAACTATTACTGTGTGAGGGCATTAACCTTTCCATTACATACCCCCATCAAATCTTTCATAGGCATATTCTTCTGCTTCTTCCTCAGTCATACCCATTTCAAGACCTTGTTCGTAATAGTATTCTAATGCTTTCTCGTTATGTAAATTACTCATATTTACCTCTCTTTTCTTAATTATGTACCCATTATAACAGCCCTTGGCAGGTATTGTCAAGGGTATAAGTAGTTGATTTTATTGGTATTTACAAGTTTTTTTAGTGGATTTCTTCTATTTTGGTGTTGTTTTGGGTAAACCACATAGCAAAAGTAACTCTTTTTCCTTTAATTACCTCATTTACGCCGTGCTCATATGCACTAGGATAGACCACCACAGACCCAGATAATGGTTTATTGGTATAACCCTCAATAAATGTTTCGCCACCCTCAAAATCGTCATTTAGGTAGGTTACTGCACTATATTCTCTGCACCCTAGAATACTTTTATCTTGTTCTGTTCCTCTTGAGCCATTGTCAACATGGGGTATCATAAAATCACCCTCATTCCACAATACCATATCACTATGAGTTGGGTATAGAGTTTTTTCGTATTCTTCTGATACAATCAAAGTTAGTACATCACGATAAGATAGTAGGTAATTCTTGAATTTTTCTGGAATATCTTGTAGGAACATATTGTTGCCCTTTTCCCACGGCATACCAGATTGTATTGGATTGTTTTTTTTGATATCTATCATATAATCTGCAAGTTGACTGCAATCATTACTCAATAGAACATTGTCATAAACAATGATTTCTGGATAATCTACATATATTTTTTCAAAATTCATAAGACATTATATTAGCTTCAAACAAGTATTGTCAAGTGTTATCTTTTTCTGATTGCAATCTCTCGTTCTATCCACCTTTTTGCTTGTGGATTGGTTACTTTCTTAGATAAAAGTCCTTTCACTCTTTTGAAACAAGCATCAAATAATCTACCATCTTTGTCAACTTCATTATTGTCCACTATGATAAAGTTAGAGCCACCAAAGTATCTTTGGAACTTACCCATATTTTTTTGCACTTGATTCCATGAATCTTTGACGATACTATCTTTCAGAGTTCTTGCTCTTCTTTGATTATTTTCAAGTGCAACATCAAGTGATGTGTTTACAAATATCATATGCACATCATATCCTAATTGTTTTAGGTCAGATGCTTGTTTTGTAATTTTATTATAGTCTTTTCCTGTGCCATCTATGATTAATCCTAGACGACCTTCAACATAATTTCCCTTTCTTTTATCAGTTATTGCTTTTGCTTTATCTCTTATTTTATCTCTTGGTATTGTTTCATTATCTGGCATTTTTAGACTTAATCCTGCCTGCTTAAGAAGTCTTTCAAACGCTTCATCAGAGTTGACTATTTTTAATCCTGTGCCACCTGTAGATTTCTTCACGACATATGATTTACCGCTACCAGGCCCACCTGCCATAAAGAATGCTTTAAATATGTTGGGGTCGTATAATCCCTCTTGTAATTGTTGAAATGTTTTCATTGTCTTTTCTATAGTTTTCTTTTGTTTTATTTATATCAATTTTTCTTTCCCTAGTTCTAGGTTGACTTAAAAAATTCATGTTCTTAATTTTGTTTTTAGCTTTATTTGTCATATTAAACTCCAAATTTTTGTTGATTAATCAAACATGATATAATTTTTACTATAGTTGCCTCCTTAATAGAATTGTGTATGTAACATTCCCTTATCTCCTTTAGGTTCTGTTCCATCTTTGTTTTGTGGTAGTTCTTGTGATATTGAATCTTTAACTAATGTCATAGCAATTTGATGTTTTTTGCTTGGTGCATCAAATATGTGTCTTAAATGTGATATTAAATATCGCCCTGAATAGTAAATATCAGATGAATCTTTAGTGTGTTCTGTTCCTATTACTGGCATATTGAATTCTACAATATCTCCACACGCTATGGTTGTATTGCCATTAACTTGCATAGTTACACTTGTACCAGCATTTAATTCCATAAACTTCGCCTTTCTTTTTAGATAAGTTTTTGATAATGCATTAGGTGTGTATTTCGTAATTTTATTTCCATTTTTTAATTCAAAATAATGTTGAGCATCATTTCCATTTATTGTTGATGTAGGGTGTACATGTAATACTGAATCATCAAAATTACCTAAATTATTTCCAAACTCGTCTAGTGATACTTCGTTGTAAATAGGATTATCCTTTCCAACATTATTATAGTTTATTCTTTTATATTTATAAAAATCTTGAAAGTAATCGTGTCTATCTACACTATATGACTTACTTATTACATCATGAGTTATTATTTTAGATGCCAACATACCACCTATGATATTAGCAACTGTATCGTTATTTGAGTTTACATTGTAATTTATTACCCTATAAAATTCTTGTTCCACATTAGTTTTTTTGTCAATATTACCTACATCTCCAGCGTGATAAAATCCTGTTGTTGCTTGTCTAAACAGACTTTCTACTGACCTAAAATGTATACCAAGTGTGTTTTCATAAAATAAGTAATGTGGTGAACTATATTCATTAGATTCTGTTTCTCTCATTAATCTTCTAACTAAGTCAAATGGATGACTATTCGGAACGACTAATTTTCTAATATTTTTAGTTGGTTCTATGAAAAGTTCTTTACTAGTGTTAATATATTTTGCATTATTTAATACATCATATACAATATTACTAATTGTTGATGTGTAACTTCTAGAAATTCTTGTTCTTTGATTTCTTAACATTTCTGGTGAACAAAAATGTAATTGTACAACTTGAGCTCCTTTAGCATCTATTCTAGTATCAACTTTAGTAATTGAAAATACTGTTTCTGTGTAATCTATCGCATGTTGTTCTAAACTAGGTGTTTCTATTTTTAGAGAGAGATAATCTTGTCCTGTGATTGGCATATTCATTAATATATTATTTGCATCTGTGAGAACAATAATACCTGTCATTGATGTTGAAAATATATCTTCAAATAAACTTAAAGAAATATATGTTCGTGATAAGTCAACGACATTACCAGATGATGACATTAATTTTAAATGGGATACACTATACTCACCAGCATAATTTAGTTTTGCCATTAAATAATACTCTCATTCATTAAAGATTTAAATTCACCAACAAATGATGGCACAAAACTAGGGTCTAATAATCTTATTTTTCTTTTTTTATCTTGTTGTTCTTGTTCGTGTTCAAAATTAGTGATTGCAGTTGCAGTTGGATAATCTGCATTACTTGTGCCAATGTTAATTTTTTTAGATGTATCACCAGAAGATTGTGGTATTTCATAATGATGTATTGCATCTACATTATCATATTTGTCATTTACAAATTTTATAAACTGAGCCTCTGACATAGGCCAATCGTGGAATCTATCAGTAACATCATTTAATAATAAAATTACCCAATGCAGTTCAGAATCACCATATAATTTATGTGCGATAGATTCTGGTGTTTCACCATTCTTTACATCATAAGTGTCATATAGTGAAGTATTAGCTTTTATCTTTGCTCTGACACCTACTCGTCTAAGTAAATTCTTAACATCTTTAAATTTACCATTCCCCTCTGCATCATATGGTATCGTTGGAAACTCTTTAAAATACATATTAGAAACCCTCTGCTACTCTTTCTCTTGTAATTAGTTCTATCTCTAGAAAGTTTAGTGATATAGTTGTTTCAACAGGTGGAGCACCAGCGTTAGTTGATGATGCATCAAAAGTTTTGTATCTCTCACCACCATAAGAAACATCCATTTTTTCTAAAAAACAAGTAGAAACTTTATTTAAGTAACTGTTTTCAGCATTTTGATACATATATTGTATATCAAAAGTATTTGGAACTTTTAATTTTCTTCCTTTTGTATCACCTACAAACTCTGGCATCATATTAAATTTAAATGCATAGATGATTTCTTGTATTTGGTCTGCCTCTGCTTGACTTCTTGGCATCATTTTAAATTCATATGAAAACTGTCTTTTACCTATCCCTTTAAATGCTAACTCCATTCTATCTGCAAAGATAACACCTTCCATCATTTCTTTTGCTTCTAATGCACCACCAAAGCCTGGCACTTCACCTAGTCCTTTTAAACCTTGTCTTATTCCATATTCACCTATCTCACCTGTTTCATTTTTTATGGATTTAGTTAATTCTGCCTCAGACATTCCACCTTGCAACACATCAACAACAGCATCTGTAAATTGACCAATTGGTGTATCAGTATATTCAGCACCATAACTTACTTTTATGTTTGTAGGCATGTACATAGCGATTGCAGTATCTAATCTTGTTGTTGGTGGTCTTTCTACTACAATTGATGAATTTTTATCATCCACTCTTGTTTTTTGTATTACAGGGTTGTGTTTAATTCTACCTGTGGTGTCTGTTTTTAAATTACCAATCACATCTGTATAACCACTTAAAAGATTACTTGATGTTATGTTTGCAATTGCTTTTTGTAAAAACCCACCTGTCTTAGTGTCAAATTCTTTTACCACAGCAGGTATTTTTCTTTTTTGTATTTCTTTTTGTATGTTCATGGCACCTTCTGGTTTATCAGTTGCATCACCAAATTTTAGTTTAGTGCTTTGTTGTTCATTGATAAAAAACATAATATAATGTCCATTATTACCAATGCCAGGGTCAGCGCCCACATCAATAGGATATGTCAACATCTTTGTTGATTGTTGTGTACGATTAATTGGTGCAGTAACAGATGAATCTGCCCCACCAATATCACCACGAATGACACTACCTATGTTACCAGCAACCCTTCTTAGATTTTTTCCTAGTAGTCCTGTAACAGCAGATTTGCCTTGTCTTTTGAATACATCAATTGCCATGTATAAATAGTCCTGTGATTTTAAAGTATTTATAACGATTATGACATATAAAGGAAAGTTTAAACCGAAAAACCCCTCAAAATATAGAGGTGATGTGAGAGAAATAGTGTATCGTTCATCATGGGAATTGAAGATGATGAAGTATTGTGATACCACTAAATCTATTGTTGAATGGGGTAGTGAAGAATTGGTTATACCATATGTATCGCCGTGGGATGGTCGTTATCATAGATATTTTCCAGACTTTTATGTAAAAGTTCGTGATAAGAATAGTAATATAAAGAAATACATCATTGAAGTTAAACCTAAACATCAATGCACACCACCAGAAAAAAGTCCTAAACGCAGAACAGGTGCTTGGTTCAATAAAGTTAGAACATGGGGTATCAATAAAGC